TAGTCTTTGCTTGATCTATTCCATCCCATATACTCATTCTTTCTTTGTTCTTACATTCAAAACTATACCTGATTGCAGACTTCGCTGCTGGGGAAAGCACAATATCTTCCCCCGGCATACCCATTGTTTGAGACTTGATATCATCGGGAGAAAGGGATCCGAATGCATCAATGAGCATGTCTCTTAAATGGTTTTGAAGTCTACGACCCTTAGCTTTGCCGCTTTTGGGTGTAGGCACGTTATTCTGTTCCTTTAATAGTAATTGAGTCTACATATTCTTTTCTTGGATTTAAGAACCTTTTAGTGGCTCCTAATATTTCAAATATCTCTGACTCTACAGGCATGTGTTCAGTAATATCATTACTGATAGAGGAAAGCCACTCAAGGATTACTGTTGCTTCATTAACCCTCCAGTATAATGGCTTACTATTTATTTTATCGATATCATCGTTCATTATTCTCTCCTAATAATATATTAATATACATTAACAACAGCATTTCTTACAATTACTTTTTTTCATTAACCACTCATCTACCAACCTGGCATCTAATTCCATAGAATGCTTAGTCATTTCAGGGGGCGCATTCTTGTGGGGCGTAGAGCCAGCCATCACGTACGCTATCATCCTCGCTATCGATAGCATCACTTTCTCGTCCAAAACCATAGTTTTCGGAAAGCCTTTTAAGTGCTTTTGTAATTGTTCCATTATTTGCTCCTTCTAATATATAATTAATATCTTTTTGACCATCTTCTGTTTCTTCATCAAGTATATCTAAAGCCCATTCTAGGGCCTCTATAGAACCCTGGTTATAAGCCCATTCCATTTCGCTCATTGGCTTAGGACCAGCACGATCTGCATAGTCTTGATTTAATGCGTCCATTATTTGCTCTTTAGATCTCATCGAAAAACCTCTTTCTCCTTTTATTTTTAGCTCCAAATTCCCTTACTGCACATCTTTTGCATATCTCTTTTTTGTAAGGCTTTACTAACTTTTCTACTGCAGGATGAGGGTGACGTATGAAATATATTACTGGTTTTTTCCATTCGCCACCACAATCATCGCATTTAAAGTTAACTCTTTTTCTCTGTGGATTTGAGATAGTCCCGTATGTCTTGTATGCTTTGTTCAAGGCTTAACTCCAATTCATTTAATCGATCATTTAGATTTAGCATCCGTTCTTTAGTTTCTGCTCTAAAGCAATTCATTCCATCAGCCCAATCTCTTTCTTCTGTTAACTTATCTTTGTATCTTTCTCCTAAGTTTTCCATATTATCGTTCATACTGCTTCATCCCCTATTGTTTGCATTTGATAACTAACTTCTCCTGTTTTAGGATTAAATATTGTTCCTTCAGGTGTTTTAGACGGAACAAATCCATGTTCGTCAAAGAAAGCATCTATATCAGATTCTTTAGCTTCTGACATACCCCACAATAAGCATAGATATACAATAGCATCTTTTATTCTACCTGTAACATCTTCTCTTTGTGATTTATGTCCTTTAATCCACGCATTTATGCCATCCATATGCTTCATAAGATAAACCATTAATGCTTGTTCTCTAGATATATCTAAACTATTAGATACCCTTTCAAAATTAGCAAATACATTATCTTCTGTGTGTGCATATTCTTTCTGTCCATCATCACGCGTTTCTTTAACGCTAGCTATGATTTTTAGAAAAAGGCTGTCGAATGTTGATTTCTTCACTATAACTATCTCCCATTTTTACTAGTTTATTATTCTCTACATCTAATCTAATGTCTAGATGTTCTCTCTCGCGATTAGCCTCGCACCTAACTCTTAGCTGCTCAATTAATCCTGTAGCTTTACTCTTAGAAGGTATAACAGATAGCAGCTTATTAGTATTATATGCAGTTCTAAATGAACCTTTTGCAGATGCTATATTCATATTACCTTCATGGAATGCACCTTTAGTAATCTCACTAACAGAAAACACAATTACATTATGCTTTACTGCAAGTTCCATCATTGCCTGAGATGCTTCTTCTGTCTTCATGTTTGGATCTCTGTGCTTAGATTTAAATAAACCCATATGATCTACTACAACTATCTCTGGTTTAGTTGCTAGCATTGATATACGCTTATCTAGTTCATTAGCATACGGAGATGAATAGTCAACAGTTAACCACTCAAATCTTTTATCCATGCCATTTTTCATTTGCATGTAATGAGTTCTTAGGCGTTCTTCATCCCATCCCATTTCCATCTGTACAAATCTAGACCATATCTGTCTAGGTGACATTTCCATCTCTATAAAGTATGTAGGCCTTTTAAAACCATTTACAAGATTCTGTAAGAACATAGTTTTCATAGATTTTGGTGGTGCCTGTATTATAACTACTTCGCCTGGATAGATTGGAAAGTTCTCACCTGGATATAAATCTCCAAAGTTAATAGGATTTATATTGCTACCTAGGAAATTAATTAAGCTAGTTTCCATAGCAGAAGAATCCATAACTGTCTGACTTTTCTTTGACTTATAGAGTTTACAGGTTTGAGCACAATGCTTATCCATGATAGAATCATTGCATCCATATCTATTACCCTGTCCACCATGAGAATCATATGCACTCTTTACAATGCTTTCCATTTCTTTAGGTGTAAATGGGCTTTTAGGGTCATCTACTTGCTGTCGCCATTGCTCCATAACCATACGCACAATAGACTCAGGGTAAAGCCAACGAAACCAAGCAGAGATCCGTAAAGCAGTGGCATGTCGTTCTCCCTGTGCATTACTAGATAACATACTAGATATACAAGGGTAATTAACGGGGTCAGGATTCCTGCCTTGATTAATAAACTCTGGTATTTTTGGTTCTTCACTTTTATTCCTTTCTAGCACATCAAATACAGGCTCACATTCTAAGTTAAAGTCAGATATTTTGCCAGGTTTAAAACAAGTAGCTCTCATTTCTGCTGATATATCTGCTGCTTTAAGTTGAGCTAATGTTATTTCTGTCTTCCATAATTGAGCTTTTAGATTTTTAGTATTAGGAACTCTAATTAGTCTTAGTTTATCTGTAACTGAAGGATCTGCATATTTAAATATATCTGCACTTGTTAGTGCATCTTTTACTTTTAAGTGTAAATTCTTATCAGGCTTCCACCTAAATGATGTCCCAGGTATACTTACATGAAAACCTTTATTGCCGCTAAAATATATCTTAGAAGGTATATCTAGGTCATCAAGTAGTCCAATAAGCTTTACAGTTTTAAGTCTAGCATTTTCTAAATCTTCATGATTAGCACCATCTACATCTAATATAAATTCATCAGGCATATATACTAATCCATCAAAACCAGACAAGCTATTATTCTTGCTGTAAAAATCTTTAATGCTATCATCAAATTCATATAAAGACATATATGTATCCTTGTCCATATTCATCCAGTCACATACATTATCACTATCCTGGAAGTAATGTCTTTCTGATAATCCGAACGCAAATTCTTTTATCATTTAATCTCCTATTTTAAATATAAAAGCCCACTTACTTTATTCAGCGGGCTCTTATTACCGGTTTACATTATTAACTAGAAGGGAATATCACTTGTTACTGCAGCAGTCTCTTCATGTGGCTCATCTTTTAGTTTTGGCTCTACCCATTTGCTAAAGAATGACTCAGCTTTACCTTTAAAGTATACTACATCTTTATCAGTAAACTCATCTACTATGTTCTTAAATGGCACTGGTGCAACCTGACCCAATACTTTTGAGAACTTTCCATCTTTATAGAAGTATACGTTAATAGTTTTACCTGTTAACTCTTCTGCTTCATCGTTCATCTTAATAACTGTTTCACCTTCAGCACTTTCTAGTGCATCAGTAATACCAGCATTAGCAAACCTAAATAGATTGCCAATAGCAAATTCTTCGCCATCTTTACCTACTTTAGCATACAGACGCATGTTAAAGTTATCAGGATACCCATCAAACCATACATCTATATACTTTGCTTCATTCCATTGACCATACGCTGCCTTAGTGATTGTGACAGTGTGCCATCCCTGATTCCATTGACCTGTGCCTTTCTTAGGCAATGTTAATGTTCTAGACATTTATTCTCCTTTACTTTCTATGAGGTGCTGTTTTAGTTGCACCATTACCATCATCGTCTGCTTGAGCTACACCTACCATAGATGATAATAAATATCTACGGCCATATGTAGTAGCAGCACCAATACCATGAGCATCTTTCTTTGCTATAGGCATTCTTATTTCACTCTTAATCCACTCACCTGATGAATGCATTAACATGCTTGTAATGTAGAACCCATTATTACTAGTGTCCCATCTATTACCTTGAACTAATGCAATCTCATTAGCATTTAATGCAGGCATTGCTACTTCTAATACAGCAGCTAGACTAGCATATTTACTATTAAAGAATGGATTAGTACTCTTACCCTCAACCATAGTCATTGTAGATTGTGCCTTAGCTAGCGCACCAGCTAATTTACCTATAGTATCTGACATTGTAGGCTCAAAAGTCTCATAGTCAAAATCTTCTTCAGAGGGCAAGTAATCTTCCACGGTTGTGGTTCCTTCGTCTTTAGACATATTATGTCTCCTTTTAGGGGGTTAAAAAAGGGCCAGAATTAACCAGCCCTTTTCATTACAAATAAGGATATTGCGTTCGAAATGCGTATGTAATTTACGATACCATGCCGGACTTATCCAATAACATTGTTGGAAAATTGAATGAAAATGACCTATTAAAAGGCTGTTTCATAACAAGTTTTCTTACAGTGTTAGCTATCATACTACCTGATAGATTAGAGCAATAACTTGTAGCCTTTGCATTGCAGGGCTCTGGGCTACCACTCTCATCTGAGTACCAGGTATTTTTGTATTTCTTTACAGTAGGTTTATCAAACACGTATTGCTGATAGTGTTCTGCACCCATGCGGCCATCGATAATATGTAATGGCTTTACACCTGGGATGCTAAACAATGCTTCTACTGCTTCTAGTCTTGATGCCATAGAATCAAACCCTAGTATTGCAATATCTTTATCTCCTTGTGGGTAAAACTCAGAGAACCTTTCATTAAAAGTTCCTACTGTGAATACGCCTAAGCTTCTGAGATGATCTGATAATGCATCTACTTTAGGTTTGTCTATGTCGTTAAAGGTATATTGTGATACACCTATATTTACCTCTTCTACTTTATCCATATCATATAAGCAAAACTGAGTAGCACCCATTCTTGCT